CAGGTGGAAATTACTTTATTCGGTTTAAAAAAGACAATATCCCTCTATATATACAACCACCCGCATGTAATACTCGTAATGGGTTTGTAAAGAATGGTAGAAAATACTACACGGATATGCTTTTCACGAATGAAGATGAATATATTATTCAATGGTTTGAGAAGTTGGAAGAGTATTGTATTCAATATATTTACGAACATCGTGATACATGGTTTGATGGTAATATGGAAAAGGCAGATATTGAAAATTACTTTACATCACCATTGAAAGTGTATAAATCGGGTAAATTCTATTTGATAAGAACAAATATACCTACAGCACTCGACAAACCTTCTATTAAAATATACGACGAAGACGAGAATCAAGTTGATTTCAGTACAATTACCGAAAATACCAAGTTGATGAATATAATTGAAGTTCAAGGGATTAAGTGTTCGGCAAGAAGTTTTCAGATAGAACTCGAAATGAAACAATCATTATTACTCAGACCTGAAGAATTTAAATTATTTGACAAATGCGTTATACAGACAAAACCACAAATACACTCACAAACGACGACCGCACAAACTGAGGAATTAGTTAAACAATCCATCACTAAACCTATTATGATTTCTACAGATGATAACAACACTAACGAGATTGTATCTGACTTGATAAATGATATTTCATCTGAAATAGAACAGTCTGAAATAGAACAGTCTGAAATATTACCCGAATCAGATAACAATACAAATAATTTAGGAAAATCATCACAACCAAATAGTATTGATACGGATACAATAAATACAAACATTGATATTAATACCGTATCAGATGAACCCGACAGTTCAATTGACAATAATACAAACATAAAAAATTCGAATGATTCAATGGAAGAGGTAGTATTTACTTTAGAAGAGTTACCTACTGATGAAAAACTAACTTTAAAAAAACCGAATGAAGTATATTATCAAATGTATAGAGATGCCCGACAAAAAGCGAAAGTTGCGAAAGAATTGGCATTATCTTCGTATTTAGAAGCAAAGAATATTAAAAATACATACATGTTGAATGAGATAGATAGTGATACAAGTGATTTAGAGATTGACGATGAAAGTATAAATAGTGAAAATGATTAGAAATAAACATTATATTTTAGCATATTTTACAATATAGCGTGAATATTTTTTATCAGGCGTTTATATAAACGAAATGTTTAAGAATCTTACTAAGTTTTTTACACCCAAGATGATGTTAGTAATTATCATATCTATCATCGCTATATATGGATTAATGTCATATAACGGACAAATGAAAATGGTACGCGATATGATGGAGGATGGTACCAATGATAAGGACGCTGAAAAGGAGGAGGAACCCGCAGCTACCGATGGACCTAAGCCTTCTTCAGGAAAGACTGAATCCGGATATGCTCTTCAACCTGTGGCGAATCCTACTGATTTGTTACCTGCTGATAAAAACAGTGAGTGGAATAATTTAAACCCTACTAATGTTGATGCTGAGGGCGTAAAGATGCCCGACCTTCTTGAGGCTGGTTACCACATTGGTCTCGATACTATCGGTCAGTCTATGAGAAATGCTAACCTTCAACTTCGTTCCGACCCAGTGATCTCCAAGGCTGATATTGGTCCATGGAACCAGAGCACCATTGAAGGAGACTCTACTCGTCAAGCTTTAGAGATTGGCGCTTAAGTTTATTATTGATATTATATGACATTATTGTTATATAATATATTTCAAGGGAATTGTATTTTTATCATGAATATGTATAATGAGAAGTGAAGACATTTTAGGATATTTTATAATAGGATTCATATTAAGCACCAGTTATTATGTATACCGCGAGAACTATGAAAGTTTCCAATTAACATGTATTGTATCCACAGTTGATGGTAATAAATATTGCGTTAGAGAAAGAGAAAACATTGAAAAAGCAGCAGATTTACTCGCAAAAATTACGGTCAAATGTAAAGAGTTGGTTACATATGTAGGTGATAAATACCCAGACAAAGAAAATGTGAAAAGATTACAACAAAATTTCAACCCAAAGAAGATAATGGAAACACTACCTACAAGTAGTTATACCGCATATAGTGAGAATAAAGGTGAAAAAGTCGCATTTTGTTTAAATAAAGACAAAGAAGATAACGACCATTTAATTGACGAAAGTACATTAACATTCGTAGCCATTCATGAGTTATCACATGTAATGACAAAATCAATAGGGCATAAAAGCGAGTTTTGGAGTAACTTTAAATTCTTATTAGAATGCGCTAAGGAATCAGGTATACATAACCCGGTTGATTATAAAAAGGAACCGCAACAATATTGTGGAATGAAAATACATGATAATCCATATTACGATGCTTAATCTTTTTCCTTTTGTTTTCTATTCATATATGCTCGCTTACGATATTCCTTTAATTTATCTGGATTCTCTTCTTTCAATTTATCTATATATAGCTTTGCGTTCTGTTTAACTTTATCTTTATTGTTTTCATAGTACTTTTTATGTCTCTCATTGTTTGTATATTTTGAAAGACGAGTTTTTAATGTACTTACCTGTTGTCGTAGTGCGTTAATTTCATCATTTAATTCCTGAGTTGTAGGTGTATCCATTATGATATATATTATGATTCTTTTTATACTTCTTTTTACACCTTTGAATATTTTATTGAACTATATAGTTATTTCAATAAAAATCTAAAATTTATGCTGCCAACTTAAGACCACCGACCAAGTTAGCACCAATACCGAAGCCAGCACCACCGCGGGCAGAAGAACCCATAGCAGGGATGAACACATCAAGGATGCTAAATGTAGCAGCAGCGGTTAAGGCAATAATAATAATCTCCTCAACATTCAGTTGTTTCTTTGGGATAGCGAATGCGGCAAGAGCAACAACTAAACCTTCAATCAAGTACTTTACAGCACGTTTAACTAACTCGTTTAAATCAAACATTATGTTTATATTATACCCTAACAAAAAAATATAATAATTTAATAATAATACTTGAAATCACTTAAATAATCAACACTATATTCTGTATATTCCTAAAATGTCTGGATACGAAAAGAAAATGAATGCGGATGGTTCAATGAACGCCAAATATGTTGATTTGTGCGACGAAGACCAAGCTATTGCCGGACAAAAGTTCGCATGTATGTCATTTGTATCTCCCGAAAAAATTTTGCAAAAACGTGAAGTATATCTATTCAATCAATTTATCAAAAACTGGGAATTTTCTAAATCTATGGAAAGATACTTTGAGTTCATCCATTTTATCTCATATAAACACAACATTAATGTTGAGACACTAATCGGGGATTTTAATGATTTTGTTAAAGAAGAATCCGACAAATTAAAGAAAAGTGGAATTGAAGATGATTACAAGAACTTTTTGGATAAACAGGAGGATAAGCTAAATGAACAATTCAACCGCGAACATGCTTTCCAAACATCTGTTCGTGGTCTTAAAATACGTGGAGTATTTGCGAATCAAGAGGAAGCTGAGGGAAAATGTAAAAAACTCCGTGAAAGTGACCCTAATCATGATATTTATGTTGGACCGGTTGGTGTATGGATTCCTTGGGACCCAGACGCGTACAAAACCGGACGGGTAGAGCATATGGAAGATGAACTAAACGCACTACACTCAGAGAAAATGAAGAATGAAGAACTCGCTAAAAAGGAATTTGAGGAACGTGTTCGTGAGACAAAAAAGAAGGCTATAATGGAGAATATAGAAAATGCTAAATCAAGTGGGAATGTACTTACGCAGACAATTGACGAAGAGGGCAATCTAAATGGTGTTCCTGAAAATGTTGATTTTGAATCACGCGAGGTAAATACAGCTGAATCTGCTAAGTTGGCAGACGAACTTGCTATTACGGATGATAGTAAAAAGGAAGATTAGACCTGACAATCGATTTTCAACATAATACAGTTAGTTATATATTATGTTGAAAAGATATAAAAATTTTATTTTCTATTCTATAGATAACATGAAAACATTTACCTATATAGCTCATAAATTATTTATACATGATGTAAAGTACGAACATGATATTAGTATCGATACGTATAAAACGATTGGTACTCATTTGGACGATTCAATTCGTACTCGGTTGGACGATTCGATTCGTCGCATTTCCTATATGAAACACATTTTTGATGTTAATAATCAAACGTACTTACATGCTAATCTGATTAAATGTTTATTTGTATTGTCTAATGAACCGAAATTCAAAGAACTAAACAAAAATATTACGGATACATTTTTAATTTCACCAGAAAATCAGAACTTATTTTTAGATTTTTTTTGTAATATTCAAAAAACATATTGGGCGTTTGCTAACTTTGCGAAAGTTATTAGACAAAGATACTCAAAGAATAAGGTCGACCATGATTTATTGTTAGCACCCATATCAATAACCCAAAGAAATGTAATCCAGTTATATGATAATAATTGTACGTATTTATTTACATTACAAGACCTTTCACATATAATAATCGCAGCGGTTTGTAATTCTCCTATGTTTCATTCAGAACCACTTAATCCAAAAAACCCATACAGCGGGGTTGTCTTTTCAACAAGTAACTTATACAATATTTATTTTTATATGAAAGAACGATTCTCAATTGTTCCAGATATAGTACAAAAATTATTTCTATCTGAATTCAATCTCGATGTGTTTGGCGATAATTACAAACTTATTATAAGAGATACATATCTCAATCAATTTGTTGATAATGAAGATGAAGACGAGATTGTAGATAACATATATGATATGATTAATGAATTTTATCCGCACATTAACATAGATGAAGATTTTCCAAATGATATTCTAATCAACACGTTTAAGATAGCTGTCTCAAACTATATTCATTATAAATATAATTTTGATCTTAGTAAACAAGCACCTAATTATAAACGTATGTCAACAGAAATTAATAATATTCTTAAAAAATGTCCTGGAATTGGTAGAAAAATTGTTGTAATTAAGAATAGAAAGAGATATACATCATTTATTACTCCCGATGGTAGAACTGAACCAGAACTATATATGAAACTTGATACAACATCTACAATTATAGACGACGACACCACTGATAGCGAACCAATTACGGACATCAGTAATAATTTACTACTTGATTTCAATGAAGAATTCGCAAACCGATTAAACGAGCTTATTCGTCAAACCGATGTTTCAGTGGATAATTTTTGTGATACCGAGAATTACGATTCGGATGACGAGATTGAATTTAATGAAGACATGTATGACCCATAATCATTACGCATAATATATTTACAACTTTCATAAATATATTATTTTACCACTTACTCTTTTTTACATTTATAGCGGGTCCTTTACTTTTCTTTGCTTTACTTGGGTCGTATGCGTCATCTTCATCATCCGACCCTAATTTCTTTGACATTTCCCAAAATTCATTTGCTCCTAATCTAAATGGAGGGTGGTTTTCAGCTTTATACCAGAAGATTTGGTCGTTTAATTTATTGGATTTGGCGTTATTATTAATAACCAAACATTCATAATTTTCAGTTGTTTGGTCCATTACACTACAAAATGATTCTAATGTGGGAAACATACTCGCATAATTTTCCCAAATTCTCTTACGATTTGTTAAATATGGCTCACGTAATATAAATACATAATCGATATTTGTTCTTAAGTTCGGAGGAATACCTAATGGATACTGCATTGTAATTATCAACATTACCTTCCAATGACGACCGTTCATAAATAATAATCTCATCATTTTATCACGCGTCCATGATTGATCGTACAAACAATCATCTAAAATTGTAAAACATCTTGGATCTATCTTTGATTTTTTATGCTGTTCTATTTCTTTATTCATTTGTTTTAACACCGTCTTTTGTCGTCTTAAAATATTTTCAATAAGGA